TAATGGCCCTAACCATCTCCCGTGGCACCAATCTGGTCGAATACCATGAATCCACGCCCCTCACCCTCGTAAACGACTCCCTGGAGGTTCACGTTGACACCAGTGAGTTCACCTTCGCGGCAATCGTGACAGGTGGCGCCAACTTCACGCTGGCGTTCGAGGCCAACTACAACGGCGGCGGAACATGGTTCGAACTGGATACCAGTAAAACCATCAACTCCAACGGCCAATACGCCTACTTTTACAGCGGCAAACCCGCCAACAAAGTCCGTATGCGCATCTCCGCCATCAGCTCTGGCACTCCCAGCGTTGTACCGATCATCGCCGCTGCGTACCACGGTTAATGATTGAAACAGTAAGCGGCGGTTGTATCCACATCGAAATTGACGCCGAAGAGGGTACAACCACCGCCACATTTGCCTTCGCCACCCCCAACGAACCCGCAATTCTTGGCGCCTTCGTCTCTAAGCTGGCACAAGGTATCGAAGTTCTTATCCCGATCGAAGAGGAGGACGACACAGATGACGATTGAGTATCGCGGCGAAAAATTTGAAGGCTATAACAAACCCAAACGCACCCCAAAACACCCCAATAAATCACACGTAGTCCTCGCAAAAGAGGGCGACAAAGTAAAACTTATCCGTTTCGGCCAACAGGGAGTCTCTGGATCTCCCAAACGAGAGGGTGAATCAGCTGCTGCACGTGCCCGCCGGGAATCTTTCAAAGCACGCCATGCAGCTAACATTAAAAAAGGAAAGATGTCGGCTGCCTACTGGGCGGACCGTACTAAATGGTGACTAAATGACTTACTCCGTCCCCGGCAGAATCCGCACCCACCTCGTCAGCTCCACCTACATGGGTGGCACTGACAACCCCTTCACCCGCACCCAAGCGGTGATGGACCAGATGAAGGGCTGGGAAATCATGAAAGCGGTGACGCTCGGAACGGAATATCTACGCGAAAACAGCGAAGCCTTCCTCCCACTGGAACCCCGCGAGGACTATTCGGCGTATTTATCCCGCGTCAACCGCGCCGTTTTCTCGCCATACACCCAGCGTCTAATCCGCGCCGCCGCAGGCCTCATCCTGCGCAAACCGGTTATTTTGCAGGGCGATCCTTACTGGACCGAGATTTTTGCCAAGAACGTCGATGGTTGTGGATCTGACCTCGACGAATACGCCCGCCGCGCCCTGATCTGCGCATTGACCTACGGCCACAGCCACACTTTGGTCGATTTCCCCGCTCCAACTGGCGCCCGCAGTTTGGCCGAAGAACGCGCCCTCAACCGCCGCCCCTACTGGATCGAGATCGACCCCACCAACATCTACGGCTGGCGCTTAGACCGCGAAGTCAACTACGGCGACCTCATCCAAGTCCGCATCGCAGAAAAGGCTGTCCTACCCGACGGCGAGTTCGGCGAGAAGGTCTACGACCAAGTCCGCGTCATCGAACCTGGTCGCTACCGCATCTACCGCCAAACCGAAACCAAGAAGCAGCAAGTCGGCGGCTTCCCCTATCCCAACGCCTTCGATGCCACGACCAGCACCTCTGACTTTGAGCTGGTGGAATCCGGCGATTACAGCTTGGGTCAAATTCCGCTGGTCACGTTGTACTCCAACAAGACCGACACGATGGTCAGCAAGCCCCCACTGCTGGACATCGCTTACCTAAACCTGGCCCACTTCCAACGCCAAGCGGACCTCATCCACAGCCTCCACGTCGCCTCCCAACCCATGCTCGTCCTAGAGGGCTGGGACGACCAAACCAAGGACATGGCGGTCAGCGTGAACTACGCCATCGCCACCCAACCCGGCAACAAGGTCTACTACGTGGAGCCTGCCTCCAGCGCTTTCGAGGCCCAATCCAACGAAATCCGCGAACTGCAGCAGCAGATGGCAACTCTGGGCATCAGCACCCTGAGTCAGCAGAAATTTGTCGCCGAATCTGCCGACGCCCGCCGCCTCGACCGCGTAGACACCAACTCCATGCTGTCGATGGTCTCGATGGACCTCGAACAAACCCTCCAACAAAGCTTCAACCTCGCCGCCTCCTACCTACAACTGGAGCCGCCTGAGGTCTCAATCAGCCGCGACTTCGACATCGACCGCCTAATCGGCCAAGACGTTACCGCTCTCACCGCTCTCTACGGCCAAGGCGTACTGGACCGCGACGAATTCCGCCAAATCCTGGTCCAAGGCGAAATTCTTCCCACCGCCCAAGAATCCACCGCCGAAGAGGAGTCCGTCGAAACCCCCGCACAGGAGGAAGTCGGGGCCGAAACCCCCGACAACGAAGACCAGATGGAGCGCCTTATCCAAGCCCTGCTGCAGTAACCAATGGCGACCCAGCAACACCTAACGCTGGCGCAAATCACGGCGCTGGTGAAGCTATCCAAGCAAGTTGGCCAGCTCAACACACTGCACTCGGGCGAGGGTCCACCAGCCGGCCAAGGCACTCCCGGCGACTGGTACGTAGACACCACAACCAAACGTTTATACGGTCCCCGCACTGATACCGGCTGGCAAACGATCCAGCCCGTCGCCATTGGCACCCGCGACGAGAACGGGAACTTCCGCTCCACCGCATTTTCAGTCCCTGAGGACGGCGTAAAAGGCGAAAAGGGCGACACCGGCGACACCGGTCCCCAAGGCGAAGCAGGACCCACCGGCCCCCAAGGACCCACTGGAGCTACTGGCCCGCAAGGCGCCACGGGTCCTCAAGGCGAAACCGGCCCCGCCGGCCCCACCGGAGCAGCAGGCGCTACCGGCCCACAGGGTCCGACTGGACCCCAAGGTGCCACCGGACCCCAAGGCGAGACCGGCCTAACTGGCGCCACCGGTCCCCAAGGCCCCCAAGGTGAAACTGGACCCCAAGGTCCAACAGGTCCCCAAGGACCTCAAGGCGACACAGGACTCACTGGCGCCACCGGAGCCACCGGCCCCCAAGGTCCCGCCGGTTCCGATGCCTTTGTTGCCGTAGGCACCACCGCCGAACGCCCCGCATCTCCCACCACCGGCACCATTAGATACAACACAACAGAGAACCGCTTTGAGGGATATAACGGCACTGCTTGGCTAAACCTTTCCCCTGCCAACCTCGACGAGCTTGGCGCAACTATCTAAATTTTCTTTTGTTGTAGACTAAAAGCGCATCCGTTTCTTTGTCATGGCTCAATCGCTTGACAAAGTTCTGCAACCCGACGGCACCTACAAGTGGGAACTTGTAGAGCTGAACGATGTCTACGTGGGACGTGCCAAGGCCGAACCTGCGAAAGAACCTGCAGAACAACCGCGCTCTAAGCGCCGCACCAAGTTTTCCGACACCTCTACTGAAACCCCTGAATCCTGAGTATGGAAGAGCAAGTCATCCAGGAGACACCCGTGGTGACTCCTGCCCAGCCCGTGGCTGGACTCGACACCGCTCCGCAACCTGACCAATCTGTCCAGCTTCGCGCTGAGTACGAAGGTCAGATTGCAGCCCTCAAATCTCAAGCCGTCGAAGCCGAGGAAAAATTCCAAGGCATCAAAACCAAGCTTGACGAGGTCTACAAAAAGCAGGACGACCAGCGCAAGAAAACGCTGGAAGACCAAGGTCAGTGGAAAGACCTTTGGGAGGAAGCCAACCGCACCGCCCAAGAAAAAGACCAACAAATCTCTGACCTCAATCGTCAGCTGGACGAACTCCGTTCATCTAACGAGAAGGCAGCGATGCGCACCTCCGCCCTGGCAGCTATTAGCCAAGCTGGTGCAATCAACGCGGAGCAAATGCTCCAACTCGTGCAAAACAACCTCCGCAAGAATGACGACGGTCGCGTCGTAATTCTCGACGGAGGCGTGGAGCAGGACGTTACTACCTACCTTTCGAATCTTAAGAACCCCGGTTCTGGCTTCGAGCATCATTTCAAGCCCAGCACCGCCGCTGGAATGGGCGCAAAACCCACTCCGAACGCGACGATTGCCCCTGGAATGACTAACCCTTACAAGGAAGGTAGTATTAACCTAACGAGGCAAATGGCCTTGGAAGCCAGCGACCCTGATCTCGCAGCCGTGCTGAAGAGAGAAGCGGGTCGCTAAGTCCCCGTGGGACACCACTCAAGTCTGTGACTTGAACACCCAACACCACCCACCTGGAGATTGAAATGGCCGCGCCGTTTCAGAATTATTCCGGCGGTGTCCTTCTGGCGGACATCGTCAAGCGCAATAATCTCAGCACCTACGTGTCTGAGGCGATCAAGGAGCGTAGCCTCTTCCTGAAG